TATATATATATATATTCAAATATTGTATTGTCCGAAGAGATGAGAATCTCGCGCAAGGGGTCCCGAATTACAAACCAACAAACCAACAAGCAATATTTGTTTTACAAATTTATCAGTAACAAAGCAAGCGAAGCTTGCAACGTAACGTATGTGTTTGTTGCGTAGCAACATTGGACAATACAATTATTGTCCATTTTTTGACCAAAGCAATAATTGCCAGCCTTTGTTTACAAAGCAATCTGTATTTGTTGCGTAGCAACATCGCAACTTAGGTAGCAGCCTGCAACCTAACGTATACGCCTGTTGCGTAGCAACAATTGCGTAGCAACAATTGCGTAGCAACAGGGGGGGTTAGGGGGGTTGCAAAATGGCGTGTGTATAACTTGGCATCCTCGGCAAATTTGCAACCAAAACGAAATACAATAATTGCAAGCTTCGCTCGCAACGCAACGTAGCAATTGCGGTGCAATTGCGGTGCAATTGCAGTGCAATTATTGCTTGATTAAATAATTGCAAAATGATACAATGCATACACGTGGGATTGTTGCTACGCAACAAACATTGGACAATAAGCGTAACAATGGGCAATTTAGAACTAACGTTCCCAGAAAATTTGGACGGCGCTTTAGGCAACAAGGCTTTGCGTAAAAGAAGTCAGATGTTGCGGTTCCTTGGAACCCGCCACATCCCAGAATGTAAACCTAAAGACCGTTATTACGTGAGCAAGAAACGGCAAAACGCATGGGGCGCCTTCCTGGAAAAAGCACTCTTGAGCTAGAACGCTTGCAAGAAAGACACCGTGAGATCCTTCGCCGTGAGCTTTTAGGCCAGTCCCGCAGCGAGATCGCCAAAGAACTGGATATTAGTAAACAAAGCGTAAGCACAGCTAAAAACTGCGCGCTAGGACAGCAGCAGCTTGCATTTATGCAAGCTAAGGCCGACGATCGGGTGGTAGTGATTTCGCAGCGTTTTCAAGCTGATGCTCTTGCTGCGCAAATGATGCTCTCAAAGCTAATGATAGACGATAAGGTTCAAGCGCCTACACGGCTTAAAGCTGCAATAGAAATTTTAGACCGTGCCGGTTACTCGCCCGTTAGGCGTACGGAAAGCGTGTCAGCTCGCCTGACACAAGAAGATATCGAAGTCCTAAAAGAGAATGCTCGTAGAGCAGGTGTACTGGTGCCATCAGATACTAATGGAAAACAGCACGACAAAGCCGTGCAAGAATTCTGCGTGGAGAACGAAAGTGAAGAAACTGACGTTATTTCTACTTAGCCTGGCAATGTTAGCTGCCTGGCCACTTATTGCACACGCGCTGCTTACTAGTAGGGCTGCTAGCGGCACGATAAACGGAAACGCTAAGAGCGTCCTAACGTTTAGCTCGCCAGTGCGTAATTGCTTGATCGTTAGCAACCGTCATGCTGCAACGAGCGTCGTGTATGTTTTGCTTAACGACTCTGGCACTAGCACGACGGCTACGGTTTCTAGTACGGTCTACGATTTTGCCGTAGATGCGTTAGAAGACTTTACGCTTGATTCAGCCGCAATCGGAAAGTTTCCCATTACGTCTGTAGGCGTTTACACCGTGGACACTACGCCATCGTTAAGAGTTGTAGGCTTCTAGTGAAAGACTTGCCAGCTTACGCAGAAGTAATAATAGCTTTAACGCTGCTTGGCTTGCTAGTTTTAGCAGTTACGTTTACCAAGGTTTTCCCTTAATGGCTTTGGCGCAAGCAAATCCAGTTGATAAGGAAGTTATGCAGCTCTTACAAAGCTGCACAAATAACACGCGTGCGCTTTGCGAGTGCTTCATGAAAGAAGCGTTCTTTAGGCCGTTTGGCCTAATACATCAGCAAATCTTTGACTTGCTTGACAACCCGTCCAAGCAGCTAAAGCTTATAGTTGCTCCTCGTGGAATTGGCAAAACGTCCATAGTCCTAAAAGGACTCCTTTCACGGCATATTCTATTTCAGCTTGCTAAGCACGTTGTATATGTTAGCAAGTCCTTTACGCACGCTGCAAGTCAAACGGAAAACCTAAAATTTGAGTTGCGTACTAATCCATATTTCGTAGATCTTTTTGGCGACGTTAAAAGCGACGCGTTTGCCAAGGACGAGTGGACAACTTCTACTGGAATCCATGTTGTTCCTAGAGGCTCAGGCCAGCAAGTACGCGGGTTGCTATTCCGTAACTACCGGCCAGACCTGATCGTTGTAGACGACCTAGAGGATGATAAGCTAGTCCTGAACGAAGACTATACCAATGAGCTTTGGGAATGGTTCAATTCTAGCTTGTTGAACTCCGTAGATCGCGGCGGTAATAGTTGGCAAATTGTAGTTATCGGAACGCTATTGCATGAGAATTCAGTTCTTGCCCGCTTACTGCGTGACGATAAGTGGGCTACTGTAAGGGTTAGTTTAGCCGACCAGGATTTGCGTAGCAACTGGCCAGAGTTTATATCTAACGAGAAAATAGCTGAGCTATACCAGGATTTTTCCAATCGTGGGTTAGCTGACCTATTTGCTCGTGAGTACTGTGGTGAAGTAGTTGCTCGTCAAGATGCAGCGTTTCGGCAGAGCTTCTTTAGGTACTACAAAGAAGGCGATAAGGACGTAGATTTTACAGAGACTGTAATTCTTGTTGATCCTGCAAAAACCGCTCGTCATACTGCCGACTATACTGCCGTCGTTGGCGTAGGCTTGAATCGCTTAAAAGGTCATATCTACGTACGCGATGTAGTTATGGACCGGCTCGAGCCAGAACAAATGTATGAGCACGTACTAGCCATGGCCTTGCGCCTGCGTGCACGCGTGATTGGCTTAGAAGTAACCTCGTTAAACGAGTTTATTTTACAACCGTTCAAAAACTACATGCTCAAGCACGGCCACGTATTTGAGCTTGTAGAGCTCAAAGCTAGGGATAAGAAGACTCGCAGAATCTCTATGCTGGCACCGTATTACCGGCAAGGCAACGTATATCATAATTCGTCTGGCGTATGCCGCCAGCTAGAAGCGCAGCTTCTCAGCTTTCCACACTCGCAGTACGACGACGTAATGGACGCTTTAGCTTACATAATTGAGCTTATGGAGATTGGTGGCCGCTACTTTAGCAGCGCCGAGGCTCCAGATAAGAACGAACGTGCTGCTTATGAACGTTTGCGTTTGGAAGACGTTAGTGCTGGGCCAATCAATGGCTGGCAATTTGTATAACGGCACGGCGCACCATAGGAGCGTAAGATGGCGACTAAAGAGGTTTACGTAGGCAATGTCTTGATGGCCGAGCACGATGAGTCAGACGTTTACGCCGACGACGGCACTACGTTGCGTGGCATTCGTGTTGCTGGCCAGATTCGCGTTGATACTGCTCCTACAGAAGACACGGACGTAGTCCGTAAGATGGACGCACTTAGTACTTCGCTACTTAAGCGTGTTTCTGTTGCAGACATTCACGATCCGTCTACGGAGCTTGCTAGTGAAACCGGCACTAATGGAGCTTTATTGATCGCTTACCAAGTAGAAGCCGCCGAGAACGCGTACATAATTTACATTGCAGATACGGCCGTGGTGGGCGGATCGTATGGCGTACCATATGCAGTTCCTGGTGACGGTTGTACGTGGCTTGCTATTGGCGGTTTAGCCAATACAGGGGGCTACCTTCTGGCTCTTGTTGTGTCGTTAGGTTTAACCGTTAATGACACCAATAACAGCTCCAGCCTTGTTGCTAAGTCTGCCAACGACGATAGTTGTCTAGTCGTTGCTGCGTCTAGCGATGCAGTAGGTATTGGAACGTCTAGTCCGGGAGCAAAACTTCACGTTCACGGCTCTGCATTAGAAGGCGCTGTTCATAAGATCTCTACTAATGAAGGTTCTTTAACGTATCCGACTGAAGTGGTTTACCAAGCAATAGGAACTACAGTAACAAATACTGGTGAGACCTTGTTGACTTTGCCACTTGCCACTAACAAAAGTGCCTTGCTGGTTGTAAACTTTATCGGTCGCCGTGTTGATGTTGAAGGTACTTCTGGCTCTGTAGGCGACACGTATGGAGCAGTTCTTACAGCAACAATTAAGAATGTTTCTGATACTCTAACGGTAGTTGACCAAGGTGGTGCTGGGGAAGTAGTTACAAGAGCGCCTACTACGAATCCCTGCACGCCGGCAGTGGCAGTTTCCGGTACTGACGTTCTTGTCCAAATGGCTGGCAGGGCAACAACCATTATTACCTGGTTTGTGACTGCTAGAGTTTACTTGTCCTGATTTGGACAAATATTTTATTGGCCGATTATTGACCATTGCCACAATTGCAAAATTCATGCCAAGCAAACTAATATGGTCACACGCCGGTACTACATTGGAAGCTCAGGGCCGTACTACTACGATGACGAAGCTCCTTTACGTGACGGCAGCGCTATGTCTCTTGAAACTGACGAGGATGTAGAGGACTCAGAGTTATTTCAAAACACAATAGTAACCAAAGGCCAGATAAAGGTTGCTACTCCGCCGTCAGAAGACAATCACACGCTGCGTAAAGTTGACCTAACATCTGGCTTGATTAGCGCACTTACGTTGATAAACAATGGGCACACAGCAACGTTTGTGCTTTCCTCGGACGGAATTCTTTCCCTTACGCTAGACGGGATCGAAGTGCAGACATGGCCTTAACCGTAAAGTCTTTTTCACTCCTTTTTCTCCTTTACGGAGCTGTGTCTGCACTTGCTCAGACGCCTACGGCTACTCCTACGCCCACGCCGTCGCCTACGCCTACAGCTACGCCGCATCCGGAAGTTAGTGCTGGTTGGGTTACAACGTTCAAAGGCAATGTGCGTACAAAGTATGGCCTTTACTTTAACGCAGATGCTGGTACTACAAGCACGCTTGTGCAATCCGGCTTGAGTCGTAACTCAGCAACTACTGAAACATTTAATTTTTCCAACCCCGGTGCTGGCTGCATGAAGCTGCTTGTTGACGGCACGACGGTTACGGTAGTAACCGATCTTGCTGCGTACGAGCCGGCGTTGCCATTAACGGATACGGTGCAACAAATGTTGCAAAGTAGAATTAACGACACGCCCGTTTGGTCCACAACCACTTGGCCGGCCACGGCGGGCACGAGCGGCAAGGTGTTGATTTCGGATGGGACAAATATTATATCTTCCACTTCGACGCTTCCAAGTTCAGCGGGGGCAACGGCCAATAAATTCTTGAAATCGGATGGAACCAATTACGTATTGTCCACGACGACGTGGCCGGACGCTTCGGCGACGGCGGGCAAAATCATTCGTTCGGGCGGCACGAACTGGGCGGCGTCCACGGCGACATACCCGGACTCTGTGACGGCGGCGGGGCAAGCCATCATCGCGTCAGGCGAAAATGTTTTTGCCGTCTCCACCGCGGTGTATCCATCCGTGCCGGGGAATTCGGGAACATTGTTGGCGAGCAATGGAACGGGATTCACAAATACCACGGCAACTTACCCTGGAACGGCGACTGGAACAGGAACAATTCTGCGAGCAGACGGAACGAATTGGGCGGCCACCACGGCGACCTACCCGGCAACCACAACGATCAACCAGCTTCTCTATTCATCCGCCGCGAATGTTATTGGCGGCCTTACGTCCGTGAATTCCGCGATGCTAATCACGGATTCCGCTGGGCGGCCCTATTGGGTGACGTACGCGGACGCCAAAACCACGCTGGGGCTTGCCACGACTTCAACGCCGCAGTTCGCGGGGCTGACGATCACCGGGGGCGGCGCGATCAAGCCGAGCGCGGATTCCACGACGGCGCTGAATATCGCCAACGCGGCGGGGACGCCTCAGATTTACTACGACTCCACCAATATGCGCATGGGATTTGGCAAGAGCACTCCCGGCGTAACATTGGTTTTGGGGGGCAGTGACCCATCCTTCGCTTTACGTGAAGAGGACGATGGGTTTGACGCCGTTACTATCGGTTCGAGCACGGCGCAAGGGACGCTGGCCATTAATACAAGTGGAGTGGCGTGCGTTTCCTTTCAGGGATATAGCCATTCATATATCAAGCCCGCGGCGGCCGCTGGTTATTTTGGCGTTGGAATAGTGACTCCCACCACATTGATCCATGCAGACAAAGGCAATGCGACGGCGGCGTATCTGAAGTTTACGGCTGGGACAACGACCGGGCAGACTGCAACGGATGGGTTTGATCTTGGCATTGACGCATCCGGCAACGCTGAGCTGCGGCAGCGCGAAAACCTGCCTATTTACGTTTACACCAACAACACGCTGGCCGCGACGTTCCCGGCGGCGGGCGGATTGACGCTGGCATCACCTGGAATTTTGGGCGGTGATCAAGTTAGCATTGTTTATACACTTAACGCCAGCACGCAGATTGTGACCGGCCCAAATACGGCGTGGTTCAAACTCAACGATCTACAGTGCAGTGCAGCAAAAGGCTACCAGTGTGTCAAGGCGGGGAGCGTTATTGGAATTGCCGTTCGGTATGATGTTACGTCCACGGCTTTGCCGGTTGGGGGTTTAGCATTTCATGTCGCGAAAAACGGGGCTAGCGTATGGAGCAACGCCATGGCTTTATGCGCTACCGTTGCCGATGATAAAAAAGAAACGCCAGTAACACAAGCGCGCGGAACAGATGTTTTTGCGGCTGGCGATACGCTGGGCGTCTATTTCTACAACAATTCGGTGGATGCAATTACGGTCAACGAATGTGAAGCAACGTTGCTTATTATTTATAACTAAGGAGGCGAAAAATGCAACGGGTGTTTTCGGCTTTATTCTGGTTGGCCGTCTTTGTGCTTTTATCCTTTGGTATGCCGACGTATTTGTGGGCGCAGTCGCCGGTTTGGACGGCAGCGTTCCGGGGAGCAGCGGTCTCGATCAGCGACCTGCCGTCCACGCCGACCTGCACGCTGCTCGTTGGCGACGGCGCCACCACGAGGTCAATCGCTTCAAAGTCGCCCGGCGCGACGGAAGTCGTCGGCGTCTTTGCGCGCGACTCGTATGACCAGGTGGATTACCACGTGGGATTGAGCATGACGGGCGACGGCCCGACGCGCTATTATTCATGGGGGCCGTATCGGGCGCGGGATTTACTCGATGCGTTCGGTGAACGCGCGGCGGCGGCGATCCAGGCGCGCATCCAGGACATGGCCATGGACCTGGGCAAGGATGCGGCGCAGAAGACGGCGCTTTACAAAGCCGCGCTCCTGGCTCTGCGCCGGGCTGGGGCGGATCTGATCAACGCCGAAAAGGACGCCCGGATTGCGCGGGCCACGGCGGACGCGGCGGCGACCGTGGCGAATGTCACCGACGAGAAAATCCCATAAGGGAGTGCTATTATGTCTGATGGAATACCGAGAAGCGTGCATGAATGTGAAGTTTTACGGGACGCTTGCGTGGATAAGCTGGACCGGCACCGCAAATGGATAATCGGGCTGATGGTGTGAGTCCTAATCGCCACGATGGTCCCGCTGATCACGTATTCGATTTTCTTTATCCAGGCGACGGCTAAATCGGATGCGCGGGTGCAGATAAACCAGGAACGCATCGCGGAGAATAAGGCGCTCATGGAAAAGGAGCTTACGCAGGTGCGTCAGGACATGAGCGAAATCAAGAGCGACATCAAGTATCTGGTCCGCCAAAGCCAGAAGCGGGATGTAACTCTTAATCCATAAGGTGAGAGATGAGCGATAAGAACAACAACCCATTCAACGTCAAGCAGTGGAATCCGCCGTGGAAAGGCTCGACCGGGCGGGACGCTCGCGGGCACGCCAACTTCTCCAACGTGGCCTACTCAGTCCGCGCCACGGTGCGCACGCTGGCGCAAAAGGCCGCCAACGGCAAGACCTCGCTCATGGCGATTTTCTTCGACTACGCGCCGATAGACGACGGCAACGACCCGGCTGGATATGCCGAGTTCGTGGCGGGCAGGATGGGCATCAGCGCGAGCGAGAAGCTATATATCTTCGGGGCCAGCGGCCAGATTGCCCGGCGCGGCGATTTGAAAGCCATGCTGCGGGCCATGGCCGAGATGGAAGTTCATGCCGGGTACCAGCTTGATTCGGACGAATTGGAACTTGGTCTATTTCTCTATGAAAGGGACTTTGGGAAGAAGCCCAAATCCCTGGGCGAAATGGAGCAGAGATGAAAGGGCGGCATTCTTGGACATCGGGGATAAACTGTCTGGAAACTTGGTGATCATCAAGCCTATTCCACTGATTGTCGAAGCCGATAGCAAGCAAAGTCCCCCATTCGTGGTATCCGATAATATAGTTGACTGATATGGATTTGGTAAGACGCTAGAGGCCGCGCTTGCGGATTACAAGGAATCGCTCGCCGAATACTATGCGATCATCAAGGCTTTGGCCAGGACGCATAAGCCTACGCGAGCAGCGCTCAATTTGAAAAAGGAGAACGGCAATGCCTAACGAAACGACGCCAGTAGTTCCGGTTACACCTGGAACGAAAACGAGTGAGTATGAGGTTGCGCAAAGCGCCAACGTCTGGTCCAGTATCGGGCTAATTCTTGGCGTCATTATTAGCGTTGGATCAACGGTGATCCCACAAGCGCCGGGCGATAGCAAATGGGGTATAATCAGCGGCGTCGTGCTGGCGGTGGTGAGCCAGATCTACGATTGCCTTGCGAAGCTGGGCTACATCAAGAGCCGCACTGATGTGAAGGTTTCATCAAGCGTAAAATGAGCAGTTGGGTTATTACGCTTATTACCGAACTGCTTGTTAGCTTGGTGAAGTTTTTCTTTTCGACGAAAGAGGAAACTCATGCGGTGGATAGCAAGACTGATACCGATTTGCGCACTCGTTTGCGTAATAAGTTGCGCAACAGTTAAGACTGTTTACGTTCCAGAAGGCGGCCCAGTGCGCTTGCGTGAGACAGTTCCTAATGCTAAAGTGTGGGTCCAAGATGAGAAAGGCGTTTGGGTGGAAGCAACGTTTGATTTGCCTGCCGGCTGGTACGCTTTGTCCGATAATATAAGGTAGGGAATTTCGCAATTATTGATATGGCCGAAAAATGGACGATAAAATAATTGCATTACAACTTACGGAGGTATAACTAAATGAAGACTAGATTGGTGTTTCTGTTTGCGCTCGTCCTTGCGCTGCAAAACTTTAGTTTTGCTTCTACTGAGGGTGATTTGATTCGGCTTGGTATCTCGCTTACGAACAACACGATGACGTTTAAGGCTACTAGTGCAAGTAGCACGCTTAGCGTTCTTAAGTTTCTGTCTGTGTCGTCTTCACCAGCAGCGTCTGACGCATTTAAGATGCAGTTTTATGGTGAAACGAGTACAGGAGCTAGTGCTGAGTATGGAGAATTGCAGTTCATTACCACTGATGTTACTAACGCTTCAGAAGATGCTACGTTCAATATCAGTGTTATTACCGCAGGCACGTTAGCCAATGAGCTTGTGCTTTCCGGGGCTGCGTTATATCCATATACAGCTAGTGGCCTTGACTTAGGCTTGACGGGTACTAGGTTTAAGGACTTGTATCTTAGCGGCTCTATTTACGCTACTGGCGGCGTCGGCAGTGGCGGGGCGGTGTCAGGAACAACGCTGGACATTAGTGGTAACTTCCACCAGACCGGCGGCAGCACGCATACTGATTTGCAAGATACTACCGTTACCGGTACGTTGTTAGCAACCGGAACAATTACTGGTCAGTCTACGGTTACGGCCACGGGGTTTACAATTGGTAGCGCGGCCATCGTTGAAGCTGAGCTTGAGCAATTGGATACGGTGACTGCCGGCACGGTAGCGGCAAACAAGGTCATCGTAGTGGATGGAGCCAAAGCGGTCGATGCTTTGAAGGCATATGGTGATGTAACTGCTGGCAGTGTCACTACTACAGGCACGCTGACCGCAGCGAGCGTGACTGTTGGCGATGCTGTGCTTACAGAGGCAGAGCTTGAGACCATTGATACCATTACAGCGGGAGTAGCGACAGCGAGCAAAGCGCTGATTCTCGACTCTGCTAAGGCCGTAGATGCGCTAAAGGCTTACGGAGCGGTAACGGCTGGTAGCCTGGTGACGACAGGCACTTCTACTCTGGTTGCTGTTAATGCTAGTGGTAATATTCATCAAAGTGGCAGTACTCATACTGATTTGCAGGACACTACAGTTACTGGTACGCTGTTGGCTACTGGAGCGATTACCGGTCAGTCTACAGCAGAGTTTACAGGAGCAGTTACTGCTACTGGTGGTGTTACCTTTTCTAACGGTGAAACGCTTACTAACGCTGGTGATGTAGCAATTATCACGTACAACGGTGCTGCTGCAACCGTAGGTGGTTTTAAGTTGCTGTCGCATTCTGCTTCGCCAGCTAACAATGATGCTTTGTATATAGGATTTAGCGCCTATACTGTAGGTGACGTTGGCTTAAATGAGGCAGTGTTAGCACGCATTATTGCTACAGAGACAGATGGAACGTCAACATCTTTAAACTCCACACTTACCTTTACACTGCAAACTGACGGGAGCGATCTTTCTACGCCAAATGGTGAACTTGTCCTTTCTGGTGCTGCGCTATACCCGTTTGCTGATAGTGGTCTTGACTTAGGCATTTCTGGAACCAACGACTTTCAAAACTTGTATCTTTCTGGCAATGCTGTCGTTGGTGGATCTATTACCAGAACGTCGCAAGTTTATACGTTCACTGACATGAAGGTTTCGAATGCCGGCGGCACGGACTGGGTGATCACCGATGACACTAACAAGGCGACTCTTGCGGCATCCCAAACCAGTGAGACGTTGATCGTCAAAATTACTGGGCTTCACGTTGGGGACATCATTACTAAAATGAATCTGCTGGGACAGGTCGAATCGGACGGCAGCGCGGTTACGATTGACGCCGATTTGCGTGTCATTACATCCGTTGCGGCTGATTTGACGGATGCTTCAGTCGGCGCAATTGTTAGGCCAACTGTTGCGGGAGATACAGCTTTGAATAGCACGGCAACGCATGGCGTGACCGCGACGCTGGACCATACGATCACGTCGGATGAAACGTTTTATGTGAAAGTCACCGGCACGACTGCGGCGTCAACGGACATCGCTCTGCAAGGCGTTCAGTTGACGGTTACGCAGAACTAAGTAAGGAGCACTTTAGTGCCGCCAATTATTACAAATCCAGACTCCGTACTCGATACGCGTTACAGTTCTAATGAGCTGGCAAGATATAGGTATCCTGGTGACCTAGACTTACGCCCTGGATCTGAGCTACATAAAAAGATTGTTAACGAAGTCATGATTCGTGCTCGCGAATCGCGTAATGTTACACAATCCCGTGAATCTCAGTGGAACCTACTTGAGCACTCGCTTACAGCGTACGTGCCTAAGAGTGAGAAGGAGCGGTTGGTTCAGGAAAAAGACTCGAGAAAGCCAGTTTCCGTTGTTGTTCCCGTTACGTACGCTGCGCTTGATACACTGATGACTTACTGGGTCGGTGCGTTCTTGAAAGAGCCACTGTTTCCGTACCGCGGCGTTGGCCCGGAGGACATGATTGGCGCGGCTGTGCTTGAGCAAGTTATTGCTACGCAAGCTCGTAGAGCTAAAATGGGTCTGGATTTGTATACTATGTGGCGTGACGCTCTAGTTTACGGCTTTGGTGCTATGACGTTGCAGTGGGAAGTCACTAAAGCCCTTAGGCCAGTAGCTAAACCACGTGGCGTGCTCTCCACGTTAGGCAGTTGGCTAAATCTAGGCGGTAAAGAAGAAGCAGTCGAGACCGTGGTTTTTGAAGGCAATAGGTTGGCACCAATTGATCCGTATATGCTACTGCCTGACCCTAACGTTCCTATTACTGCCGTGCAGCGTGGCGAGTATGTAGGCTGGGGCGTAAAAGAGAATTATCCTGGCTTACTTAGTCAAGAGGTTCAGTCCGACGGAGCGATGTTTAACGTTAAGTACCTAAAGGATGCTTCTGGCAGTTCTAGTTTATGGACTGCGTCCATGCAAGCGCGTGACAGATTTACGCCGGATAGGCCAACTACGCACCTTACAAGCAGGCCGATATACGTAATTTACATGTATATTAATCTAATTCCTGCTGAATGGGGGCTGGGCGAGCTTGAACGCCCGCAAAAGTGGCTTTTTGGCATTGGTGAAGAGAGCATAGTTCTCCGTGCAGAGCCGTGCACTAACTACCATGGCATGTTTCCAGCGGTTATTTGTGCTCCTGATAGCGACGGACATAGTGCAATGCCTACTTCTAAGCTTGAAGTTAGCTACGGCTTGCAAATGACTGTGGATTGGCTCCTCTCGTCGCATATTACTAACGTTAGAAAAGCCCTTAACGACATGTTTATTGTTGACCCGTTGCGGATCAACATGGAAGACGCTAGAAATCCTGGTCCTGGCCGTTTTATCCGCTTGCGCGAAGGGGCTTGGGGGACTGGCGTTGAAGGCGCAATTAAACAGTTTCCTGTTTCTGACGTTACGCAGCAGCATATTGCTAATATTCCACTACTTTTGGATTTAATTCAGCGTTCTACCGGGGTCGTTGATATAGTTCAAGGCATTATGCGCTCTGGCGGGGAACGCCGCAGCGCTGAGGAAGCTCGTGGAGCACGGTTAAGTGCGCTTTCGCGTTTGGAACGCATGTCCCGGTTAGGCTCTATGCAAGCGCATTGGGATTTACAATATATGCTTGCAAGTCAAACGCAGCAATATATTAGTGAATCTGGTAGAGTTAACGCTGTAGGCCAACTGGCTGAGGTTTTGGAAAAAGAACGTAGCAAGCCCAGAGGCAGTGTGCGTTCTTGGCCGTTTAGCCCAACTGATTTGCTTGTTGATTACGATATTATGCCAGCAGATGGTGGCGTACTAGGCGGGGAGTTTGCAGATACTTGGGTGCAACTGCTACAAACTGTGCTTTCTGGCCAGACGCCCGCAGCAGCGGAGCTTCAGCAGAGACTTGACGTTACACGGCTGTTCTTGCACGCTGCTAGAATAATGGGAGCTAAGAATATCGAAGACTTCTTGCGTACTACAGATACTCCGATGCAAATGCAAGTAGTGCCTAACGAGCAAGCCGGCAATATGGCTGCTTCTGGCGAGTTGGTTCCAATGGAGCAAATGGCAAATGAGTATTAGGCTGACTTCCCGACAGGTCAGAGAATTTAAAGAGAACGTAGTTTGGCAAGAAATTGAAGCCATCTTGCGTGCTCGTATTAGGTTCTTAAACCGTGAGTTAGGTGACGTAACCAAGTCGCGTGACGATGACATGGTTAATAAAGGATGTAAAACCGAGGTATCGGCAATACAGGCTATACCCGATGAGTTGCTTGGCGAAGCCGAAGCTCGTGAACGCGAAGCTATCGAATCGTCAATGAGAGGTGATTAGGATGTTTAAGTTGAATTGGCTACTTCGTAGCCCAGACGCGGTGAATAGTAGTGATATTACTACTATGCTTGATGACGTTGTGCCGGAAATTGTTACAGTGCCGGACCCAGATTTGCCAAAGCCAGACGTAACGGCTGCGCCTAAGCCAGCTTCAACGCCAGTGGTGCCCGAGCCAGTTGTAGAGCCAGCTCCTGTTGCTCCCAAGCCGGGGGTCGTGGCTACTCCGTCACCAGAACCTGAACCTCCAGCACCGCCTACGGTTGACAGTTTGGCTGCTTTAACCGAGCTTCTAGGCAGTATGGTTTCTGGCTCAACGCCAGAAAAGCCAGTAGCACCTAGTGCTCCACCAGCAGTGCCGGAAGCTAAAGTTGTTCCTGTTACTCCTACACGCGGTCCTAAAGATTACGTGACCGCGGAAAAGCTTGCAGAGCTTTACGGTGATCCTGCTGTGTTCAATGCTCTGTTGAATCAAGTACGCAGTGATGCTCGTGAAGAAGCTCGCGAGGAGTTTTTACTTAATGCTCCACCAATGCTTGCGCACGTAGCAAGGACAGAAGTTGCTCGGCACGTGTTGGCGCTGGACTTTTTTAAAGCCAATCCCGATCTTGCACCGTATAGGCAACTAATTGGTTTGGTTGCCAACGCTATGCAGTCGAAAGATCCTGCGCTTAATGATGAAAAGACCTTGGCCGAGTCTGCCAAGCTCGTTCGTGCGTTGCGTAGCAGCGGAAGTATTCCTGCTGCGCCAGCAACTACCCCCGTGCCGGTGGCCACACCACGTGGCGGAAAGCAAGGTGGCGTAGCGCCAGCTCCTGGAGCCAGGTCTGCACCAGGTGTTGCAATGACTCCTGCGCAGAAGAAAATAGCGGAGTTACTTGACTTTGATTAGAAAGGAACAAATAATATGGCACTTGAACGAACTGCTAGTGAGTTGTATCGTCAGTGGCAGCTACATAGGTTAACCAGTACAGAAACTGCTGAGCGGTTACAAATTGGAGTTAATGAATTTGTAACGCTACTTACGTTAGGCGACTATGACGAAGTGCTGGTGTGCCTGCCGCCAGTGGGTAAGGCTGCCGGTAATATTTATACTATTATCGTTGACTCTCTTTCCGGCTCTGGAACCGCCTGGGTTGTGCCTTACGGTACTTCAGTGTATTCTACGCCAACCGATGGTGATGATGCTTTGTTTGGTTCGACAGTCGGCGCCGGCGTTGCCTTTGCTACCGTCAACGATAGGTGTGCTGTCTACTCAGACGGTTTACATTGGTACGTTATTTCTTCGATGCTTACTTAATTAGGAGGTAAAAACTAATGGTTGCTGATCGTACGTTACATGAGTTCTACCGTCAGTGGAATCCAGCACTGCACACTGTTGCGGATAACGACGAAAGGGTTCAGATCGACGTCAATGAGCCAGTTTCGCTGGTTAACCTTGCTGCATATACCGGCGTGTTTATCCTGCTTCCACCGGTTGGGCAGAGTGTCGGTAAGATATTTACTGTCATTTGCTCTAATCGCTCTAGTTCTGGAGAAGGAAAGGTTGTTCCTTTTGGAACGATTACGTACGCTACCCCTACAGACGGAGACGACGCGTTAATGGGATCTACTGTTGGGGCCGGTGTTGTGTTTAATGGCACTAATGATAGATGTTGTGTCTACTCAGATGGGCTACATTGGTACGTTCTTTCTTCGATGTTGTCGTAACTCAATTCCTGAATTTATGGAGGTAAATTACAATGGCTTTTCTTGGAATGCGTCAACTATAGACCGGCGCATTTAAAACTGCTTTAAAACGGTGAACAACTTGCTTAGCAAGTCAATACCGTGCCAAGCCGATACGGAAGGTGTAACGAGCATGGATCAAAAGGAACTGATTGGAGCATTATATTGGATGGTGTTAGGCGATGGAAGTTTAGGTATGCAACCTAGAAGCAAACAAGCATTCTTTCAACTAACACATATTCCAGAATACGCAGACTACTTAAAGGCCAAGGCTGAAATACTAGAGGAAGTTACTTCAGTAAC